CCGATGGTATGAATATCTGTTGAATTAAAATACCAATCAGAAGCATCAGGCCCCGTATTTGTGGAAAATGTTTGCGCTACATTGTTGACATATAAATTAAACGATGTGCTTGAGTTTTGAGAAATAACAAGATGTAGCCAAGCGCCGGGATCTCTGAATACGGCATTTGTTACTTTTTGTGTTACGAAAGAGCCTGGATAGTTCCATACCTGAATAGTATCGCTTGATGTAAATTCAATCAAAGAAGCAGCCGAGCCGCTTGCTCCTGCGCTGAAAATTCTTTGTGTTGTACCAAGTTTTGACCTTTTAATCCAGCAACTAAAGGTCCAGGTCTTGCGGTTGCCAGCAGATGCAGGTGTCCGACTAAGAAAAGCCGAGTCTGCTGAGTTAAATCGAACGCTCCTGCTAATGGTGTACTCACCAGCAACCTCCTGGTTACCACTTGCGCCCGCTACAACGCTATTAGAACCAATAAGAATAGACATTATCAGTAATCTCCAGTCCAGACCATCTGCACATTATTTGCGTCATAGCAGATGTAATCAATGCGATCAAACTTTCCAGCTGTAGCTGTAATCGTTGGAGCAGTACCACTTCTAAACTTTGCAGCAGCTGGCCAACCACCAAGCGTATTTGTAGCATCTTGTTCAATGACAATGCTACCCGACTGACCTGCAGTTACATTGGTAAATGTCACAGTAGACACATTTGAAGTAAGATCAAGGTAGTAGAAGTTTGTAGCACTGAAATCAATTTCAACTGCTCCAGCATTAATAGACAACGTTGTAAATTGTCCTCGTTGTGGTGCAGTGAAAACTTGTGCAACATCTGTTTTTGCAGTGTCAGGATCTACTGTTGGTGTAAGAGCACCCCCTTCCACTACATAAGCAGTATTCTGATCTGTTGCATAGCAGATCTCACCCTCTTGAAGATCAAGAATAGAAGCATTAAGATTAGAGTAAGTACCCCGTGCAATACGAATAGGAGTACGAGTACTAGGTGTTGGCATCAGAAGGAACCTCCGTCAAGTGTTTGAGTAGTAGAAATAGTGCTAGAGCCATTATCAAAGTTACCACCATCGGTAACAAGAACGCTTTCATCATCTGCCCAGCTAAGATTACCTGTACCATCAGTAGTAAGTACCTGACCAGATGTACCAGTTCCAGAAGGTAATTCTAAATTAGTAAGGTAGATTTTAGGAATAGTAACTACTCCAGCGGAATCTATAGTCAGATGGACGCTACCATTAGTTGCAATACCAAACTCATTAGCACCAGGACTATAAATACCAGTATCGGCATCACCAGTAAACCTTAGCGAAGGATTAGCAGCACTACCACCAGCAAGGATAATGTTATTACCATTAGCATCCAAATCTCCACCAAGTTGAGGTGAAGGGTCATCTACTACGTTAGTAACGGAAGCGCCTGCTGCAATAGTAATAGCACCAGAACGTTGATCAACTTCAAGAGGACCAACAGTAAACTTACCGTTGTGATCAGTAATAGCAGTCCAGACTTTACCGCCATTCAGTTCAATGACTTGTGCGGTATCATCAGGTATACCACCATTCTCAGGTAATGCAGAGTAGTTAGTACCACTGCCCACATACTCCATCGTATGACCGCTAGAAGCAATCATTGAACGGAGATAGAAGGAGACACTAGAACCATTTAACACAGCTCCATCAAGTCCAAGGTTCTCAGACTTGTTAGCAGGATTAGGACGGCTAATTGTTACATCCCATCCAGCACCATTAGGAGTAGAGCTAATAACAGGGTAGATATTACCACCAATCTCCACCAACATGTTGCTCTGGGGACGAGTAGCAGAACCGTGCCAAGAAGCATCAGCAACAGGAGCACCAATGGTAAAGGTAGTAGCTAGATCAGCAGCATCAGCAGTTGTAGTTGCTGTAAAGATAGCTGTGGTAGATTTACCAGCAGCAATCAACGAATAACGACCAAAGTCAGTGGTAGAAGCAGCAAGGTTAGCTTGTCCACCATTTAGACATTTGATGTGATAATGACAGAAGAATGCATAGCTAGAAGTTGCTTGACAATAACCATTATTGGTAACAAAAATACCAGGACCATCAAGACCAACATGGGTGTAGCTATCACACACCATAGAACGTAGTGGAGAGTTACTGCTAACGGTTGAACCGTCAATCAACAAACCACCACCAGTTACAGCAGAATCAGTGTCACCAGCAGCACCACCAGCAGGGCGATGAGCATTCAGATCACTGTTATCAATCTCACTATCAGAGAAGTTAGTACAATTCTGAATATAGGGAGATTTGATAATTGTTGCTCCACTGTAGAAAGCAACGTTCCATCCTTGGTTAGTAGGAAGACCATAAGTAGCATCAGTATCAAGTGCATTACCACCACGGATACCACTTGCTTTAACACCAGTAAAGGTCAGGTTTTGAAGGAAGGAACCACTATTTACTTCAAACAGAGTATTCTCTTCAGTTGCTACAGTAGGATGGATAATGCAGCTACGAAGGGCTTGTCCAATAATAGAGACATCCCGACGTTGAATTTGAATGGGTGCGACTTCTTGGTAAATACCAGGAGCCACAATAACTACTTGTCCGTCACCAGTACCTTCTACAGTAATCTGAAGACCGGAACCACTACCCCCAAGATCAGCATTATTGGCAGACAGTATATCACCAATAGCGTAACTAGCTTTCAGAACATCGGGGTTAGTAATTGTGATAGCAGTGACAGTACCACCAGCATTAACAGTAATATCAGCACGTACTCCAGTACCTGTACCACCAGTCAAAAGAACAGTAGAATAAGCACCTTCTACATAATTACTACCACCATTGGTTAGGGTAGCTTGAATCTCAGAGTTAATCTGTTCAATAGCTGCTTTGATAGTCTGCTTAGGACGGCTAATACGGTGTCCATCATTAGCGTTATCACCGTTAACTGCATCCACATAGACAACAGTAGTCTGGCTGGTAAACGTACCACCAGAACTCACACCAAGCCACGCAGCTCCATCCCAAACAGAAAGAGTTTTATCAGGATCATTTTGCAACCATGTCTTACCTGTTTCCCAATCAGAACCTGAAGGAGTAGTAGGTTGAACAATGGTATCAAAACGACGGGCAGCTGCAAGACCTGTAAACAAATTATTGTCAGTAGCAGAAGTACCACCATCTTGCTCTGCTGCAGTGATCAACGCATCGTTCTTAATACGATCGAGATCAATAGAGTTCTCAGCAAGACCTAAGGTAATCGTACCATCACCATCATCAGTGACAGTAATACCAGTACCATCAGTACCAATATCACCCGTGATAGCAGCATCAATAGAATTATTGACTAATGTATCAACATAAGTCTTATTAGTAGCTTGTAGATCTGTAGTAGGAGTAGGTACAACAGGGCTATCACTAAAGGTCTTAACACCTCCAACAGCCTCAGCATTCAATACATCGACAAAACGAGCATCAGCAGCAGCAGTGGTTGGTACACGGTTATCATCACTAACCCATTCCTCACCACTTTCTTGTGTCTCAGACACTTCATCTTGGAAGCGTTGATCCAAAGCTGCTGTAGTAGCAATAGTAGCATCATCACTACGCCACTCTTCAGTAGAATAAAGAGTATTATCAAAACGATCCCAGTAGTTATCTAGCAGATACTGGTAAACATCGTCGCTAATTCCTTGACAGTTAGACTCTTGAATAGCATACCGAAGCTGTTCAAAGTTCTTATTAAGGTCATCTGAACGAATAGCAGAGCCAGGATTAAACAAAGCACGAATATCATTAATATTAGTGACACGTCGAATCCTGACATTATCTACTGCTGTTTCATTAGGGTCAACAGGTACTGCAGGAGCAGGTGGAGCATTACTTGTAAACTCAACAATGGTGGGGTTAGCGTCAGTAACTTGCCAAGGGTAAATGCCGTCGTCTTGGGCGATTACGTCCCATTCTTTAGTTGTAGCGTTCCAAAAGGAAACTTGTATTTCAGATTTAAAAATATATGGGAAATCGAAAGAAAACTGAGTTGTCGCCCCATTTCCCGCTTGAATTGTTTGTACGTCAGCACAAGACATGGTTTTTAATTACCTACGAATTGACATGGTGGATTCAATATCAGGGATCATACCCATTTCAGCCTGTGAAGCAGCCTCTTTAGCTGCCAACCTACGTGCATCAATAGCAATACGCATATCACTATTAAGAGCTGCAAATGCTAGTTGCTCAGCATCACGTTGAGCGACACCAAGTTGATAGTGTATACGATCAAAATTATCAAGTGGTACTTCTTCAGACTTAACACCACGGAGACGTGCTTCACGTAAACGTTCAATAGTTTTACGTGATTCAGCAGTCTTCATAACACTATTAATACGCTCCTTGAAATAGCCTTGTTCACCCATCAGACGGAAGAGTTCAGAACGCTCATTAGGATTCAGTTCAATACCATCTTGGGTTTTAAAGCTAGTAGATACATCATATTCAATTTCTTCCAAGAATTTCTCTTCAGGACTTTGACCTGGATAAATCTTAATGGGAGACAGTGCATTATAAGCACGCTGAAGCAGTGTATACTTATTGGGTATCTTACCAGTAACAGGGTTATAAAGATAAGGAAGTCGGTTAGCTGGGTCAAGAACACCATTCAATTGGTTACGGTTGTTGATTTGTGCAAGTACACCTTGTTCAACAATCTTAAGACCACCATCTAATACACGTCCCATCTCATTACGGAGACCAGCAAGAGGACCAAGAGCATTCAATTGTCCAGCTGCAAAGCGATCAAATGCAGGAGCATTACCAGCTGCCATCTCTACAAGAGGACGTAAAGATGAAGTAACAGCTTGATCAGTCAAAGCACCACCAAGAATAAATGCAAGTTTATTGAACATATTCTCAGTGTAAGCCTCACCAAGCATATCAAAGTTATCAGCCACATTAGCTACCATAGCTACCCAGTTAGCAAGACCAGGACCAAGGAGTGTTTCATAGCTGAAACGTTTACCATCAATTTCAATGGTACGACGTTCCCAATCACTATTCTCTTGACGACTGCGTTGAGCTTCACGATTGTAGAAACCATCACCAGTGATCTTAATCTTATCCAGGAACATACCACTGACAAGAGTACCAGTAATAAATGTACCAATAGCTTTTCTACCAAGAGTTTTGTTCTTAAGATCAATAATGGTATCAAGTTTAATTGATTCATCCATCTGACTAACGTTAAACCCACGACTTGTCAGAAGAGAATCCATCAACTCAGGATTAGCAGATAGATCATCAAGAGAAGTAAAAGCCAGATCGTTGATGTCCTTCTGGAAGCTCTTCAAAGGAAGTGGCATATAGTCATCTGATTGCTTGACAATGTTCGCCATAGTAGTTGGGAACATGAAGAACATACGTGCAAGCGGTACATGACGCAGAAACTCATTCAAACTTTTCACCATGTTGGTGTCAAGGTTGAGTGCAATATCAGCAGTGTTGTACTTAACAGCTTCATCAGCAATGATACCATTAGTATCAAACATGCTGTTGTACTCAGCATCAGCTAGCTTCTTAATATCTGATGGTTTAGCTTCTTTACCAAGACGCTTAAGCTCACTCATAGCACGGAAACGAGCATGAGCATTAGCTAAGGTAGCATTAGTCCAACCGTCAAAACCAGTAAAGGTATTAGGAATAAGACGGAACACAGGATCAGCTGCCATGTGTTGCATAGCTTCGTACTGGTTAATCAAGTAAGTAAGACCATGATTACCTCTAGCTGATTCCTCCTGAGCAACCTTCTTATAAGCATTAATCTTCTCTTCCTGCCTAATAATATAATCAAGACGTTGACCTTGAACAGAATTAGGATTCTGAGAAGCCTTCATAAACATCTTACCAGCATAAGGAAGAGCCTTTTGCTGAGTATCGAAGATAGCATTGTATGCCATCCAACCACGTTGAATAGAATCCAAATCCCGACGCAATACAGCCCCTGCAAAGTAAGAGACAGGTTCAGCGATAATACCACCAAGGTTACCATACAATGCTTGTAGACCTGTGCCTACTGAAGACAGCATGGAGTTAAAGAAGTTACCACGAACTGCTTGTGCAAGGATATTAGGAGCATCTGGTTCACGATCAATAAACGGACGCCAACGAGTAAAGGCATTGAGAATGTCTTCATTCATCTTAGTGATGCTATTGATCTTACCATCAGAAATCTCATACAACTCCAACAATGCTTCAGCAGTCCTAGGACTATCATTCATTAGATAATCCATGTTCTCACCAAACACATCAACATCACGTTGAACATTACTCATTACTTGAGTAATCTCATCGTCAGTCATTGTGGCTGGAGGAGGAGTCTGCCCTTTAGAAAGAAGTTTCTCAAAGACGTTCTTTGTAGTACGCTTCTTATTAGCATAGTGACGAGTAACACCTTGAAGCTTCATCAAGAACATAAGGTTGTCTTTGATACGCTCCTGAGCGCCTTCTCTAGCAATTGAACCAGAGTTAATACGAATCCCTTCAGCAATATCAGATACTTGTCCAGCCAATGAAGTAGCAAGATAACCTTGAGTACGAGCAATGTCCATATCAGACAAGCCTTCCCTCATGGCTCCAACAGCACGGAATAGGCTAGCATAACCTTCTTCTGCTACATACTCAACACCATCCTTTGTCTTGACGATAACAGGTTCAAGAATCTCCCGAAGCTGTTTCACATTCATGGATGGATCAAACAATTCAACAGCCAAGTTCTCACCTTGTTTGACTACATCATCAAACTTGATAGACCAATTAGCTGCTTCCATTCCATACTCATCAGCATCTTTGAGTTGACGAGCGAGACCTATTGTAATATCTTCAACGGCTTGAGGATTAGTAGCGCCATACCTAATAGCAGGTGGACTAACCATAGAACCTAGACGACCATAAACTGTATCGTAGTTCTTAGCAATCCTTACAGCATCAAGACTAGCACCAACAATACCAAAGTCATCTACAGTACGTTGTCCAATCTCATTCCAATCGTAGAGATCGTGTACACCTTTCAAAGCTACATCCATATTAGGATTAGTAGAAAGGTTATAAGCACCGAGCTCATCAAGCGCATCCTCTTGACGAAGAGCATAACGAGTCAACTCATCTACGTCATCTGCAACAGGAGCTGCAGCACTGATATATTCCTCAGCCTTTTT